CACCTTGACCACTGAAAGAAGCTCCATTATCTGAATCAACATATATAGCTGAGCCAGAAGTTAATCCATCGGCAGTAATTTTAAGACCGTAAGATGAAGTAACGCCAGCACAAGTTAATTCAATAGAAGCTTCATTGTCTGGTTGAACCATCGTGATATGACCATCAGAAATTAAAACATCGCCAGCAGTTATAATGAATGCATCAGCATCCGCACCGCCAGTTACCGTTAAAGTTCCACCTATTGTAGTCGCTCCGCCACCACCAGCGATTGCCACAGCTCCAGTTGAAGTTCCGGCAATAGTTACTGTGCCAGTGCTTGTTGCTTCAAGAGTCAAATTAGCAGCAGCAGTTAAAGAGTCGCAACCAGTAATAGCAGTCAAGACAGCTGCACCTGCAGCAGAAATAGACCAAGTATCACTTGTGCCTATAATATCATAACCAGAGCCAGCATTAGAAATATCAATAGCGTTTCCAGAACCACCAGTTGCGGTAACAACTAAAGTATTATTAGTGGCGTGAGTTCCTGTTAAAGTGACGGCTGCACCGTCTACTGTTATTTCTTTGCCATCATCATAAGCATCATTTAAGGAATAACTGACAACACTGCCAGCACTTCCCAAAATTGTACTTGAACTTCCATCCCAAAAACACAATTGCTTTGAACTATTTAAATAAAGTTGCGAACCAGTTGTGTCTGTTGAAACAGGATTTGATGAATAAGTTTTCCCAAACCTTAAAATACCATCTTTTAAATTAATATTTCTAGGTGTGGAATAACTTTTTCCGAATATAGTCGCCATAAGTTTTACTGAGGAGTAGGTTGAATAGGCATAAACCCCACTATTAGCCTACTCCTCTTATTATTTAATTACGTAGTAGCACTATCACCAGCCGAGAACACCCAGCATCTGGCAACATCATTAAATCCCTGTTGGAAAATAGTATGACCAGCAAACTGCATTTCTCTTGTCTTATATACGACATTAACTGGGTCTAGGTTATTTGATTCAGATTCAATGTGCTGAAAACCATAGTCATCAGTCAAAGCTCTTGAAGAATCAAACATAAACCAATAAGCATCGTTAGTTAGATAATCTAATTCAAGAACCTTAAAGGCTGGTACACCAGCACCGTCATTATCATTGCTTTCTGGAATTTTACCATTCTTAATAGCAGCCAAAATTTCCTTAGCTTTAAAAGCCACTGAAGAGCCTTTCTTACAAACTAAAGTATCAAGGTTGGCTGGCATTGGATTTCCCCTAGGGTCTACAAATAAACTAGCGGTACGAATAGCAGCTTTATAACCTGCGTAATCAAACGGCAAAGAATAAGTAGTGCCATCATAAACAACATTATTCATTGAAGTACCACCGTCTTCTCTGGTGTGAGTAGTTTTCGCAGGTTCGCAAGAATCACCGCCAGTATTAGCAATAGTCGTGGTCTTACCAGAACCAGTGTGGCTCCAGGAAGTGTCAAAACAATTGCTTAATCTTTCGGCAGCTAATCTTTCTTTCTTGCGATTTAAAGCATTCAAGATTTGAGTTGAAATGTTAGTCAAAGCTCTCTTCTTGATACCAAATTTCCAAACCATATAAGAAAATGGAACAATGATATCAACAGATTGCTGAGTATAACTTTGGTCAAAACCTTGAACCGGAGCATCTTCCATAATTTCTGCATTTTCAGCAGTAAATTCGGCTTCATATAGTCCGCTTAATGAAGAGTCTTTCTCGTATAAATCGGTTGTAGTTCTAAAGTTAAAAAACTTTTTGAACTGTGGGTCTAGCTTATCCGCTTCTTTTTTAAAGATTTTTTGGATAGCTACATTTGTTAGGTCAACCGCTGAACCTAAAACAAAAGGTGTATTGGTTTGCATAAAATTTCGTTATTAGTTATTTAAGTTCAGGATTAATCTCCGTGTGAACCAGTGACAAATTCACCGATTATTTTGGATGTGCCAACTACAGCTGTTTGCATAAATATACCAGTATCGCCTGACACATCGGTGCCTGTATTATTAGCAGTATGTCCAGTGCCCCAAATCATTCTTTGGAATGTATGAGAAGCATTAGCGGCATTTAGTGTCCCGACTTCATAAACATCTCCAGCAGAAATTCTCTGTAATAATATAACAGTATCAGCAGTAGTAGTAGCTTTTACGCAAACACCAGCCAGATTGTCTATTTCTGTATTAGCGTCAGCGACAACAACATAAGCAGTTGTTCTGCTATATTGCAATAAATCGCCAACGGAAAAAGCGGTAGCATTGATTGGTCTTTCAACCAACCCCTTATCGCTTCCTTTTATTCTTTTAAACGCCATATAGGTTTTTATACAAAAAAAGCATATTAAATGCTTTTTAAGTACATTTAATTTTCTTAATTAATACTATTTTAAATCATCGTCATCAAATCCTATTAACTTTATACCATCTACTTCCTTCACGGCAGTGTTATTTTTAGGTGATGATAAAATAGTTTTGTTCCCACCAGTATGAGATACGCTTTGGATTTTCTGAACCTGAGCTTTCGTCTTATTATCGGAATTTTTTACTTCTCCAAGTTCTCCCTTAACATCTCTATCTACTTTTTCATAAATAGTCTTAAGTTGTTTAGGGGTTTTATTACTTAGATTGTAATCAGTTCCTATAATTTCAATAAATTTACCCCACCGAACATCATTTTTATCGTTCTTGGGTAAATATTCCGAATGTTCTTCTAAAAATTTCTCTAATTCTTGATTGGCAGTCTCCTGATATGTTTGACTTTTGTTAACAAATCCCATAGCAGGTGCCAATGTGGAAATTAGTTTTTTAGAATTTTCAATATCAGTTTCAGTATATCCCATCGCAAGCAATTCGCTAACATCTAAGGCTGGTTGAGCAGGCTTTGCCTTATTTATCACATTATTTTTAGCCATTTCTCTTTTATCTCGCCTTAAACTTTCAACTTCCTTGCGAAGAGCATATTCACGAGGAGTTTCCCCCTCCACTGGTCTAGGTTCTAAAGGAACAGTCTCAGCAATAACCTTTTCAGGTTCAACCTTTGCCTCTTCGGCTTTAGGTTTTGCTTCAACTCCACTACCACCAGCGGAAGACTCTGGTTCTTGTTCCAAACTTTGAGCATCTTCGGGTGAAACTATTGTTTCCTCACCGTCTTCTTGCTCATCTGGAACATTTACTTCTCTTGTATTATCCATATTTTTACTCCTTAATTTACTCCCAGGAGAAAGGAGATATTATATTAAATTATTCTTTAAGCAACCAAATTAATGATGTTAAATATTTAGGTTCAATGCTGATATCTCCTAAATCTGACACTTTAATTTCTGGGACTCCAATATCAATTTCTACATCTAATAATGAATTTATTTTGTCAGTAAATTCTTTGGCTTTTTCAGCATCAGGAAAAGTATAATTGCCAGTTTCTTTACCCTCTTTATCCATAGTTGGTGTGCCAAATTCTTTGACAAGTTTATTTCTTTCTTTTTCGTAAGACTCAATAACAGGTGATACATTTTTTAAGAACAACGACAGCTTAAAGCTAGAAAATACAGGCAACTTTTGTTCCACTAAGACATTTAAAGCACTTAATCCATTAACTACGTCTCTAAGAACAACTTTTTTGTTTTCACCTTCTGCCATTTTTTTGATTGTTTTGTTCATACATTTGTTTAACGCCTAATAGAGGCGAATTATTTAGTTTGTAAACTTTTATTATATTTTAAATTTTTAGCCACTAACACGCACCAATCTTTTATACCGCCTTCAATATTTCCTTGCTTCAAAACTTTCATTCTTTTATCAACTTTGTAATACTTTTTCCAAGCCTCGCTAGCGTTGCTAAACTTCATCGGGACTATAATTGTGAAAGAAATGTTGTCATCATAACTAATTTCTGCTTCAAAGCCATCCTTGATATCAAAGTACTCTTCAAAAATAACTTGATAATTAGTGGGTAAAGCAGTTGATTGTTGTTTTTTTGTCTCCGGTTCTGGCTCTTGTTTTTGAGCCCCACCATCTTCAGGTAATAGCTTTTTTAGTAAGCCAAGTACCTCTGTTTTAAATTCATCCAAGTCCTTTTTTAAGCCTAGGACTGTCGGCTTTTTTTCTTCTGACATAGTTTTACTTCTATTTATTACTCCCTTTTAGAAGTGGGAGATTATTTAACTTTAAATTGTTCAACTCTATCTGCCACATCTTCAGAAACTGGAAAATCTATTTCAACCACTATCATTTCGCCTTCTTTTATGTTCTTTTTAGCTTTTATATTTAATTGCCTACGGACATTCCTTATCTTTTTATTGCTTACAACCACTAAATCTTCTTGTTGCTTTTCAAGTCCATATAACATTATTACCTGATATATAAAATCTCTATCTAATTCCATTTCTATTCCATCC